TAANTGTTAATATAACGGACGGGAGAAGTTAATGACATACGCAGAATTAAAACAAAAAATTATAGACTACACAGAAGTATCTAGTAATGTTTTTACAGATATTATTTTAAATGGTTTTATTGAAGATGCTGAACTTAGAATTTTAAGAGAAGTAGATTCTGATAATAATAGAAGATATGATACAGCAAAATTAGTTCTTAATACTAGATTTGTAGATACACCTGATAATTTATTAATCGTTAGATCTGCTCAAATTGTAGATTCTGATGGTACAGCTTTAGCAGATAACAGAGATTTTCTTCAATATAGAGATACTAATTTTATGGCAGAGTTTAACCCTAAAGGAGAAACAGGTGTTCCCAAATACTATAGTTACTGGGATGAAAGCACTTTGGTATTTGCTCCAACTCCAGATGCGACCTATACAGTTCAAATAAATTATATCTTGAAAACACAGGGATTATCGTCTACAAACACTACTACATACTTAAGTCAAAAATTTCCCAATGGTTTATTGTATGCTTGCCTAGTTGAGGCTTACGGATTTTTAAAAGGTCCTGTTGACATGTTTCAGTTATATGATAAAAAATACACAGAGGCAGTCAAAGGATTCTCAATTGAACAAATGGGAAGACGAAGACGGGATGAATACCAAGCAGGTGTTCCTCGAATAGGAAAACAATAGGAGATAAATTATGGCAATAACACAAGCAATTTGTAACTCATTTAAGAAACAGCTTTTAGAAGCTGACATGAATTTCAAACAAACTGGTGGTGATAAGTTCAAATTAGCTCTTTACATTTCTACAGCAACTCTAAACTCGGCAACGACTGCGTTCACAGCGACAGGTCAAGTTGGAAACAGTGGTCAATACGCTTCTGGTGGCGGAGCTCTTGTTAATGGTGCTACTTCTATATCAGCAGGTGTAGCGAGAGTAGACTTCGCAGACAGATCGTTTACTGGAGTAACGTTAACTGCTAGAGGAGCAATGATTTACAATACATCATCTGATAGTACTAATGCATCAGTTTGTATTTTAGATTTCGGAAGTGATAAAACAGCTACATCAGGAACTTTTACAATTCAGTTTCCAGCGCCAACATCAACAGCAGCGATTCTAAGAATCTCTGGTTAATTAGGAGGTAAACTCCTATGAGCACAGGTGCATGGGGCCAGGTAACCTGGGGTTACGCTAAATGGGGCGAGTTAGGAGATGCTAACGCATCACCTAATAACACTAACCTATTAGCTACAACTACTTTAGGTACAGGCACTCAAGAAGGTGAAATTAATTTAGGTTGGGGTAGAGCTAATGGTTGGGCAACTTTTGGTTGGGGTATTCCAGGAACTTTACTAGCGTCTGGAATTCAAGCAACTGCAAATTTATCTTCCGTAACTATTGACAATGAAATAAACACAGGATGGGGATCTGATACTTGGGGAACTGAGTTATGGGGATCTTCTGGATTAAATGTTCCTGTTACCAACACTAATTTATTAATTACAGCTGCTGAAGGAAGTGCAGGTCTTGCATTTGATGGAGATTCTAATTTAACTCTTACAGGATTACCTTTAACTGCTACTTTAAATAATGTAGATGGTTTTGCTGCTTTTGTTGCAACGCCTACAGGTTTTAATATGACAATGCAGCTGTCCTATGACCCTGAAATAATAACTCCTGCTTCTTTACCTATAACTATGAATCAAGGTACGGCTAACCTTGATGCAAATACAATAGTAGAAGTAACCTCTACTTCTGTAGGTTATTGGGGATATAAATCTGCGTGGGGTAACTTTGCTTGGGGTAATGGAGTAACTGAAACTTTAGCTATGTCTATGCTCGAAAACTTTTCGGGAGTAGATCCAGCGCCAGATGTTTCTTTAACTGGAAATGCAATGGCTGCTGCTTTAGCTGCTGGAAATACTTTTAACATTATTGGAGATGCAAATGTGCCTGTAACAAATGTAGCTAATAATTTATCAATGGCTATCACTACAGGTAATGCTGAATTAGAAGCATTAACTCAAGTAGATGTAACAGGATTTCCTTTAACAGCTATTTTAAGCAGTGTTGCTGAAGTAACAGGTAATGCAAATATATTTCCAACAGGATTTGGATTGACAAATAGCTTAGGAACGGCTACAAATGTATTGATTTGGAACGAAGTTAACACTGGCACAGCACCAGTTGATCCTCCAGGATGGCAAGAAGTCAATACTAACGCTGCATAATTATAGTTTGACACTATAAAAAAATTTTAATAATATAAGTAAATCGGAGTATAAAAATATGGCTAATTCAACATCAGCAAGTTTAAAACTTACAGTTCAAGCTACTGGAGAAAATTCAGGAACTTGGGGACAAATTACAAATACAAACTTATTAATCGTAGAACAAGCAATCGGTGGTTTTGAAGCAGTTGCTGTTACGACTGGAGCAACTCTTGTTTTTACAAATGGTGCTCTATCAAATGGTAAAAATGCAGTTTTAAAATTAACAGGTACAATTGCAGGTGCGGTTAATGTAGTAATTCCGAATTCAATTGAAAAAACTTTTGTAGTTGACAATGCTACTTCTGGTTCTCACGCAGTAACTTTTAAAACTTCTTCTGGTACAGGTGTGACTTGGGCAGCGGCAGATAAAGGTACTAAAATGGTTTACTCTGATGGTACTAATGTTGTTGATACAGCATTTACAGAATTATCTTCAGACTTTTCACCACAACTTTCAGCAGACTTAGATACAAACAGTCAAAATATTACTATTGATGACGCTCATGGTGTTATTGATGAAAATGGTAATGGACAATTAATTTTTCAAACAACTGCTTCGGCTGTAAATGAATTTGAATTAACAAACGCAGCTACAAATAACGCACCACAAGTTGCAGTTAGGGGTGGTGACACTAACATAGATATGAATATTACACCAAAAGGAGTTGGTAGAGCAACTTTCAATGGTCAAGGTAAAATTCAAAGTGTTGCAGAAAAAGTTACATCTTCAGCAACTGCAGCTACGGGAACAATTAACTATGATGTTCTTACACAAGCAGTTTTAAATTTTACATCAAACGCTGCAGGAAACTACACTCTAAATATTAGAGGTGATGGATCAAATTCTTTAAACTCAATTATGGACACAGGTGAATCAATCACTATTGCACACTTAGTACCACAAGGTGGATCTGCTTACTATAATAACGTAGTTCAAATTGATGGTTCTACTGTTACTCCTGAATGGCAAGGCGGTGCTGCACCTAGCGAAGGAAATGCAAGTTCAATTGATGTTTATACATATACAGTTATAAAAACTGGAGATGCTACGTTTACAACATTAGCAGCACAAACACAGTTTGCGTAATAAAAAAAATTAGGAGGAGAAAGATTATGCCACTATTAGGAACACTTGGAGCAGGATCAGCTAAAGGTTTTGGTCTAACATCGGGTAGTACACCTACTTTAGAAGTTGATTATTTAGTTGTTGCTGGAGGTGGTGGCGGCGGTGTAGATGATGGCGGCGGCGGTGGCGGCGGCGGAACGCGAACATCTTTTCCCGGTGGAACTAAAATAGCACTAGAATCTGGAACAACTATTACAATTGGAAGCGGCGGCGACGGTCAACCAAATTCAGGGCCAGGCCCTGTAACAAGAGATGCTGCTAAAGGTCAAAATTCAACAGCTGGAGATATTACATCAACTGGTGGCGGAGGCGGAGGCCCTCCTAGAACAGCCGGCGGTGCTGGCGGTGCTGGCGGTGGTGGATCTAATTCTCCTTTTCCCGGTGGAGCTGGAAACGAAGGTGGTTTTCCAACACCTGAAGGAGCCCCTGGTGGCGCCGGTGGAGGAAATAACTCTGGCGGCGGTGGCGGCGGCGGTGGAGCTAGTGGAAATAGTGGAAGTGCTGGCCCCGGACCTACTAACGGAGGCTCTGGAGGTGGTGGAACATCAAATTCAATTTCAGGAAGTTCACAAACAACTTCTGGCGGTGGCGGCGGTGGCGGAAATAGCCCTGGTGGTTCTGGCCCTGCAAATGATGGTGGAGGACCTGGTGGTGCAGGAAACTCTTCTACAGCAGGTACTGGAGTAGATGGAACTGGCGGCGGCGGTGGCGGCGGCCCTGGAGGTGGACCTAATCGTACTGGTGGTTCTGGTGGAAATGGTTTTGTTATATTGAGAGATCCTGCGGGAACAGCAGGAGTATCTATTGCTCCTGGAGCAAACACTGTTACTCCACAACCTGACGGATCTATTGTTTATCTTTTTACAGTAACAGGGACATTTAGTTTTTAATATGACTATAAATACAACATATAAATATGCAGCTAAGTTAGAGCTTAAACAAGATTTGTTTAATGTAGGACAACAAAATAAAGTTATAACTGAAATTATAACAGTAGATCCTTCTACGGAAAATATTTCAGTTTTTTGTGAAAAAAGAAAGGGCGGTGAATGGAAAGAATTATCTAAAAAAATGCCTTTAAATTCTGTTTGGAACGGAACAAAGTTTATTCTTTCTCAACCCCATGCTTCTTGGTCTTTAGACGAAGAAACTGGTGACTGGAATGCACCGGTATCTAAACCGAGCAATCCTACATTTCAACAAAATGATTTTCCTGTGGATACTTATTGGATAACTTGGAACGAAACAGATCAAAGATGGGAAGGTCAAAATAAACAAGACAATCAAAACTATTATTGGAATCCTGATAATTCTTCTTGGAACTTAATATAAAAATCTAGACACTTAGTTTTAAATAGTATATATCTTTTATATAAAGATTATGAATAATTATAAAGATTTATATTGGTTTTTTGAAAATAAAGTAGATACAAGAACTTGTAAAAAAATAATTGCACTTCATAATAAACAACAAAAAGAACTAGGTCGAATAGGAACTTTTCCTAAACAGACTTTTAAAAAATTAAATAAAAAACAAAATAAATCTTTAAAAGAAAAAAGAAATTCTTATGTAACTTTTTTCAACAAAGATTGGATATTTAAATTACTAAAACCTTTTATTTCTACGGCAAATAAAAATTCAGGTTGGGATTTTAATTTAGATTGGTGCGAACCAGTTCAAATAACTAAATATGTTGGAAATAAAAAACAACATTATGATTGGCATTGTGACACAGGAGTTGAACATGTCGAAAATGATGGTAACAATAAAATAAGAAAGTTATCTATTGTTATTTCCTTAAGTGATTCTAAAGATTATAGGGGAGGTGATTTTGAATTTCAATATAGATCAACCGATGATCCTACTTTAATAACTCCAGTTCCTATTTTAAAAAACCAAGGAACAGTAGTCGTATTTCCATCTTACATATGGCATAGAGTAAAACCCGTTACAGAAGGTGTACGATATTCTTTAGTAGCTTGGGTTAGAGGAAAAAAATTTAAGTAATGAAATTTATATTATTAAAAAAATTTATAAGTACAAAAGATCTTAACAAGATTAAAAAAGATATTATTGTGGATTTTAAAAAAAATAAACACAAAGATAATTTAAACTCAGGCACACAAACTAAACCTAATTTACATTTAATTCATACAACACCGCATTGGAAAAGATTTTATAAAAAATTAAATACAATAATGTTTAAAATAAATCAAAAAAAAATAATAAAATCTTGGTGTTTAAAAATTAATAAAAAAGAAAAAAATTTTTTTCATAAACACAAAGAGAATACTTTTACTTCTGTGTTTTACTTACAAAACGATAACTATGAATTAGGCACCCATCTTAAACAAGATCTTTTAGGAAATAAGCATGAGTTTATAATTCCTGGTTATGAAAATTCAATTGCAATTTTTCAAGGAGATATTCCCCATGATGCCGTGTTTCCATCTTATAAATTAAAAAAACCTAGATACACTATTGTAACCGATTATGAATAATTTTAAAAAAAATAAATATTTAATTGTTAAAAAAGCTATTGATTTAAAAATAATTAAATTTATGACTGATTATTTAAATTTAAAAAAAGATGTTGCCAAAACAATGAGAGATATAAATTACAAAGATCCTCATCAAATTTTAGGAACTTTTACAGATACACAAATTCCAAATACTTTTTCAATATATTCAGATGTGGCAAACGAAGTGTTATTAAAAAACTTAATACCATTAATGGAAAAAAAAACTAAATTAAAATTAGTTCCTACTTATTCTTATGCTAGAGTTTATAAAAAAGGGGATGAACTTAAAAGACATAAGGACAGAGATAGTTGTGAGATATCAACAACTTTAAATTTAGGTGGAGATCCTTGGTCAATATATCTAGAACCATCGGGAAAACATAACATGAAAGCAATTAAAATAGATTTAAAACCAGGAGACATGTTAATATATAAAGGTTGTGACTTAGAACATTGGAGAAAAAAATTTAAAGGCAAACAATGTGTACAAGTATTTTTACACTACAATAAATATAAAAATAAAAAAAATATTTATGATGGTAGACCCCATTTAGGGTTACCTAATTTTTTTAGAAAATAATGAAAGCATTTAAACATAATAATAAAAATAATTTTTTAGCCGGATGGTATATTAATAAAAAAGTATGCAAGGATTTAATTAATTTTTTTGAAAAAACAAAAAAAACAAACGCTGGGACAAAAGGACCAGGAACTGTAGGAAAATACGGCGGTGGTATTCAAATAGATTTAGATATAAAAGATTCTATAGATTTACCTTTAATTGCTACAAAAAATGAAAAATTTAAAGAAGTAAATAATTATTTATTTGAATTACAAAAAGTATTGAATAATTACAAAGACAAGTATATTTATTCTAATCTTCATCAACATACATATGTTTTAAATGAATCCTTTAATATTCAAAAATATCAAAAAAATGGAGGATTTAAAAAATTTCATTATGAAAGAAACGGTAATCCTAAATTTACTAATAGACATTTAGTTTTTATGACATACTTAAATAATATTAAAGATAAAGGAGAAACTGAATGGTACTATCAAAAACTAAAAGTTAAACCTGAAACAGGTTTAACTTTAATATGGCCTGTAGATTGGACGTTTACACATAGAGGAATACCCTCTAAAAAAGAAATAAAATATATAGTAACAGGATGGTACTCGTATGTATAAAAATTTTATATTAGAATCTAAAAATTTTTTAACAACTAAAGAATGTAAATATTTAATTAAAGAATATAAAAAAATAAGCAAACCTTCTGAAGAAAAAGGACATGGTTATAATTATGTTGATTTAGAAGGCAAACCAGCTTTTAATCAGTTAACTGTATTAATGCTACCTGTTTTAACAGAATATAAAAAAAAATACCCAGAAGTAGATTTAACTAAAAACAAATGGGCTTTAACTCATCTGAGGTTTAAACATTTTAAACCAGGTAAATTATTTGAAAAATTTCATTCAGAACATAGTTATGAACATGCTACAAGATTACTTAATATACAAATATATTTAAGTGATCATAATTGTGGAACAGAATTTTATAATAAGAAAGTAATAAAATCTGAAGAAGGTAAGATAGTTGTTTTTCCTTCCTATTTTACTCACACACATAAAGGGCAAAAATGTCCTGATAAAAAAAATAGGTATATAATTACTGGATATGTAAACTTTTTAGATTTAACCTAAGAAGTTAATTTTTGTAATTTAGATTTTAAATCAGCTATCTTATTTAAAAATTCATCATTAATTTTACCTAAAGCTTCTATTTGAGTTTCTAAATTTAAAATGTGTTTTTTATAGTCTAAATTTAATAACACTTCAGATTTTTTTACATTTTTTTCCATCTCGACTTTTTCTTCTAAATCTTTTATGATAGCATTTTTTATTTCTATTTCTGTCATATGATTAAATTTATTAGTTTATTAGAAAAAGTCAAGTATCCCAGTCTCAATCAAAAGAATAAGGAGTTGTGGGATATTGAAGGTATTATTAAAAATAAATCCAATCAATCCTTTAAATTTGATTTAAGACCCCTTAAGAATAATGCAAAAAGAGGATCATTTAAAACTAAGGCTGACAAGATAGTTTATGAAATTAAAGATCAATATGTTATTGTAGATGTAGATGAACTACATAATTATCTAAAAGAAAATTCATTTAAAGTGGTTAAAATAGAGGATTTGATATCCAAGCTAGATTGGAATATAATACTACCAAAATAATAAAAACCTTATATATTCAACCTTATGGCATTAAAAAAAGTAGATTTTGCAGCAGGTTTTAATAAACAAAGCGTACCTTCAGCTCTTCCTGGACAATGGGTGGATGGAGATTTTGTACGTTTTAGGTATACAGCACCGGAAAAAATAGGAGGATGGGAACAATTAACTGTTTCTAATGAAACATTACCTGGAGTGGCAAGAGCTCAATTATCCTTTACTAGTTTAAAAGGAGAAAAATACACGGCTATCGGAACATCACAGGGTTTATTTTTATATTATGCAGAAGCTTTTTATGACATTACTCCATTAGATGCTGCTATCACTGGAGCGACTTTTGATACCAATAACGCTTCCACATCTGTTACAGTAAATAAAACATCTCATAATTTATCTGTAGGAAGATATATTACTTTTACTAGTGTAACTGCTCCTCCAGGATCAGGTTATGCAATATCAGATTTTGAAATAGGAGCTTTTGAAATTGTTCAAGTTAATAATGCAAATAGTTTTAATATTGTAATGAGAACTAATGCTTCGGCAAATACAACTGGAGTAGGGGCTGCAACTATTAATCCGTATGTTGAAATTGGACCAACATTTCAAACAAAAGGATATGGATGGGGAACTTATTTATGGGGCGATTCTACTTGGGGCACTGAAAGATCTACAACCACTGTAGTTTTAGATCCCGGTAATTGGTCTTTAGATAATTTTGGTGAAGTATTGGTTGCAACTATATTTAATGGTAAAACATTTACATGGAATGCAGGAGCTACTAATCCAAGAGGTGTAAGAGCTTCAACTTCAACTTCTGAATTTTCGACTTCTGCAAACCCAACAGCTAGTAGATTTACGTTAGTTTCAGACAGAGACAGACACTTATTTCATTTAGGAACTGAAACAATTATAGGTAATACTGCTACTCAAGATCCCATGTTTGTAAGATTCTCAGATCAAGAAAATTTAAATGACTACTTACCTACTGCAACTAACACTGCAGGTACTTTTAGATTGGATACAGGAAATAAAATTACTGCAGCTTTACAAGGTAAAGACTATGTTTTTGTATTAACAGATTCAGCTGCTTATGTTATTCAATTTGTTGGCCCACCTTTTACATTTAGTGTTAGACAGGTTGGAACTAATTGTGGCTGTATTGCTCAACATGCAGCTACTTATGTTAATGGTGCGGTTTACTGGATGTCAAATGAAGGTGGATTTTTTATGTATGATGGTACAGTTAAAGCGCTTCCTTGTTTAGTTGAAGATTTTGTATTCACAACACAAAATGGAAATTTAGGTGTTAACTATAGTTCAGCAGATACAATTTATTCAGCTCCAAATAGTTTATACACAGAAATTAATTGGTTTTATCCTAAATCAGGATCCGAACAAATTGACAGGTGTGTAACATATAACTACCAAGAAAACGTATGGACTACTTCGTCTCTTGCTCGTAGCACTTATCAAGATCAAGGTGTTTTTGAAAAACCTTACGCAACAGAATACAACGCAACAACAACTCCAGTATTCTTAAACATTTCTGGAATTACTAACAAGTATGGAGCATCAACATATTATGCTCATGAAGTAGGAACGGATCAAGTCAACAGCTCAGGTACAACTTCAATCGATGCTTTTATAAGATCAGGAGACTTTGACATTGAAGATGGGGAATTATTTATGTCTATGAGAAGATTTATGCCTGACTATAAATTTTTAGTAGGTAATTCTAAAGTAACTTTATTTATTTCTGATTATCCATCGGATACTCAAACAGGTTCCCCTTTAGGTCCCTTTACAATAACAAAAACCACTGATAAAGTAGATACTAGAGCTCGAGGAAGACTATTATCCTTAAAAATTGAAAACGATGCTGCAGGTGAAACTTGGCGTTATGGTAGTTTTAGAATGGATGCACAACCAGACGGGAGAAGATAATGACTAAAAGATTAAATATTAAAAAAGCAATTAAA